ACTGGACTGCCAAGTGGGCTACTCGTTGGGCTGGTGATATAGAAACTTTAACAGAGCAATATCAAAGGATGGGTGAGACAGAGTGGAGGGCGCTGGCCTTAGCTTGGGATGAGTCAGAGCAAAATGTCTTCCTCAAGTTTGCTATGGAGATGTTAACTGACCCTACATCCTACTTAGGAATAGGTATAATACCCAAGACTATAGGGAAGTTACCTTATGCTGGAAGGTTCTTTGGCGCTATTGATGAAGGTTGGAAACTTGGCTGGGATGCTGTCTTTCTAGGTGGAAGAAAGGCTGCGGCTAGCGTAATCAGAATACCTAAGACTATAGGACAGCAGTCGGTAAAGTTCGCTCAAGAGTCCTTCATGCAGATACGGGCTTACACTAGAAAACTTTATGGTAAGCCCTTGGTAGGACTAAATGCTCAGCAGTTGCGGGAGAGCGCTCAGCTTGCAATTCACACTGCCAAGACTATGCCTCGTGAGTTAGGTAATGAGGGAGTCAGAATGGGT